GCGTCCAAGTGGGACGGCTACGTCTCAAGCCAGCAGGAAGCCCAGCAGAAGGCGCTCGCCGACCAGTGGGAGCAGGAATCCGCCGCCCTCAAGTCCGAGTGGGGCGACAAGTACGACGCCAACCTCGACGTTGCCAAGCGCGCCGCCCAGCGACTGGGGGTTGACGAAGCAACGCTGGAGAAGATCCAAGCGGGCATGGGTCAGGCCGGGCTCATGAAGTTTATGTCCCAGGTCGGCGCGCTGTTCGCCGAGGACAAGTCGCCCGAGGGCACGCGCCCTGCCGGTGGTCGCACGCCGGAAGTCGCGCAGGCCGAGATTCGCGCGCTGATGACGGATCGCGACTTTGCGCAGAAGCGCATGGCCGGCGACCGCGACGCCATCAGGATGTGGAACGAACTGCACGAGCAGGCGTACCCGGGGAAATTCCAAGCCGCGTAAGAATCCACTTGCACGCGTGAGTGCGCGGTGTTTGTCTCGGGGCTAGCCGACAAGGTTACGCGCCCCGGCTGACCGCCTGAAAGCAGGCCGACTGGCCCCACGAAAGGGGCAAGGCAGGCCCCGCAAGGATAAGCCGCCGGAAACCCTCAACCAGTTTTCGGAGCTTTCAGATGAGCGTCAACATTCTCAACGCGCAGGTGCAGCGTTTCGCGTCCGACGTGGAACTCCTGCTCCAGCAGACCGACAGCCGGCTCCAGCCCGCTGTTGATGTCGGCACCGGCTACATGGGCAAGCAGGTGTCGCCGGTCGAGCAGATCGCGGCGATCACCGCTTCCAAGGTGACCACCCGTGGCGAGCCGATGCCGGCGACCGATGCGACCTTCGTGCGTCGGTGGGTGCTGCCCGAGGATTGGGATCTTGCCCAGCGGATCGACTCGTTCGATTCCCTGCGGCTGGCTCTCGACCAGGGCATCAAGTCCAAGTACGCGCAGAACGCCGTGGCGGCGCTGAACCGGGCCAAGGACAACGTGATCCTCTCGGCCATGTTCGGCACCAACCTGACCGGCGAGACGGCGGGCACCTCGACGACCTTCCCGAACGGGCAGGTGGTTGGCGTGTCGGTGGGCGCTACCACGTCGAACCTGACGGTTGCCAAGCTGAAGCGCGGTATGCGCACGCTGCTGGCAAACGACGTGGATCTCTCCCGCGAGCAGGTCTACTGCGCCATCACGGCCAGCCAGCACGAGGCGCTGCTGAACGAGATCGAGATCACCTCGCAGGACTTCAACCCGGGCGAGCGCCCGGTGCTTGCGGACGGCATGGTGACCCGGTTCCTCGGCATCAACTTCATCCACACCGAGCTGGTCCCGACCGGCACGGACGATGCGGCTGGTACCTCGCGCAGCGTCCCGCTGTTCGTCAAGTCGGGCGTTCACCTCGGCATCTGGTCGGACATCGCTGTGGACATCACCAAGCGCCGCGACCTTCGCTCGATCCCCTGGCAGGTCTACACCAAGCTGACCATTGGTGCGACCCGTCTGGACGAGGAGAAGGTCGTCCGCATCTGGTGCCGTGAGGCTTAAGGAGTAGACCATGGCAGTTGTTAATCGCAGTTCGGACACCATCACCAACGCGACCGCGACCCCGGCGACGTTCAACAACGCCGGCAACGTGGGTGGCACGGTTCGTCACGCGGGTGGCTTCGTCACCGTCGCGGCCGACGACTCGGCCACCAGCGTGCAGCGTGGTGCGCGGGTGCCGTCGAACGCCTATATCCAGCAGGTGCTGGTGTCGGCGGCCGACTTCACCACGGGTGGTGCCATCGACGTGGGCGTGTACCAGATCGCCGCCAATGGCGGTGCGGTCGTGGATGCGGACCTGTTTGCCTCGGCCTTCGTGATGACGAACGGCCCGACCAGCAACGTGGACGTGACCCACGAGTCCGGTCAGTACACCGTTGCCGAGCGCAGCCAGCCGCTGTGGCAGGCGCTGGGTCTGTCCAGTGATCCAAACCGCGAGTACGACATCGCGGCGACGATCACCACCGACTTCAACGGTGGGCAGAACTACCGCATCGACGTGCTGTACACGCTCTAACGGATAGGGGGGCTTCGGCCCCCCGATTCCCTCACCTTAGGAGGTGATCCTTTGGCTATCGACACCTATCTCTCGGTGGCGCTGGGCGAGGAAACCGCCAACGCCGTCACCAAGGGTGGCAGCGCCAGCGGCGAAGTGATCGAGCTTACGTTCGACAAGAACGCCGTCAGCCGCTACCAACTCATCAAGGGCGTTGAGGCGATCCTTCAGCGCATCCAGGCCGACGTGACGGTCACGAACTAATGGCGAAGTCCTACACGTTCACGCTGACCACGGCGTCCCCGACCGGGGCCAACTTCACCCCGGCGCAGCGCAACGAGGTGGGCGGCGTCATCGCCATCGGCGCCACGGGAACGTGGGGCGGCGCGGTGCTGACCGTGCAGGCGGCTGTGGACGGGACGAACTTCGCCGCCGTCAAGCGGCCGGACGGTACGGACCTGACGTTCTCGGCCAACTTCGCGGACGGCCTCAGGCTGCCCCCGAACGTCCCGGTGCGGATGGTGCTGACCACGGTGGGGTCCGGCGCGAGCGTGAACTGCGCCATTGCGTCCGACGGTGCCTAAGTGGATGCGGTCGGGATCGTCAATGCGGCGCTGGACAAGCTGGGCGTCGAGCCCATCGGGGCGCTGACCGACGACGTTAAGCAGGCGCGGGCGGCCAATCGGGTCTTTGACCGGCTGCGCGACCTTGAGCTGACGCTGCACACCTGGCGCTTCTCGGTCGCCCGGACGACCCTTCCCGCCCTTTCGACGGCCCCTGCCTTCGGGTATGCGCGGGCGTTTCAGGTGCCGGCCGACTTCCTGCGCCTGCTGTGGTGCGGGGACTACGCGCCCGGGGTAGACCTGACCGAAGTCCGCACCAGCATGGACTCGCCGGACTGGACCATCGAGGGGCGGAACATCCTCACGAACTATGCCGCGCCGCTCAAGATCGTCTATGTGCGCAAGGTCACGACGGTGGGCGAGTTCTCGCCCGAGTTCGCGGAATGTCTTGCTGGCCGGATTGCCGTGGAACTGTCCGGCCCGCTGACCGACAGCAACCCGAGACGTGAGCAGGCCATGGCGGACTACCAGATGGCGCTGCGGATGGCGAAGCGGGCCAATGCGATCCAGCTTCCGCCGCAGCCGCTGGCCGACGATTCCTGGCTGTTAGCGCGGGGGCTGTAATGCCTCGCGCCAGTCCGGCCGTCACGAACTTCAACTCGGGGGAACTCTCGCCCCTGCTGGACGCCCGCGTCGATCTCGACTTCTACCCGAGCGGCTGCGCGGACCTCAAGAACTTCATTCCCACGGTGCAGGGCCCAGCGGTGTACCGCCCCGGGACCGTGTACGTGGATGCGGCTCTGTCGTCCGCCCAGAAGTCGTGGCTCAAGCGGTTCGAGTTCAACTACGAGCAGGCGTATGTGCTTGAGTTCAACAACGACCGGCTGGGCTTTTTCAGCAACCGGGGCCGGGTGCAGGTGGTGGGCACCATTACCAACGTCACCAACGACTTTGGGTTCTGCCGCTACACGACGGCGGCGCCTCATGGATTGACCACGGGCCAGACGGTAGTAATTTCTGGCGTCACGGGCGTCCCGCTGGCAAATGGGACGTATACCGTGGCGGTTTCCTCACCGACCGAGTTTGGCACTCTTGCCGCATTTTCGGGGGCGTATATCTCGGGCGGGACACTCACGGGCGGCTACAGCATTGCTACCCCGTACACCGCTGCCGGCCTCGTGAATCCCGACGGGTCGTGTGCCCTGTCGTCGGTGCAGATTGGCGACGTGGTGTATCTGGCGGGGGCGGGGAAGCCCCCGCAGACGCTCTCGCGGACGGCCCCGACGAGCTGGGCCATTGCCGAGTTCCAGCCTGCCGACGGTCCGTACCAGGACATGAACGACGACGAGGCCGTCACGGTGTACGCCTCGGCGGCTACCGGCACGGTGACGATCACGGCGTCCTCGGCGCTGTTCACGGCCAACCATGTGGGGGCCTTGCTGCGCATTGAGCCCATCGAGGCCGACGTGCAGCAGTGGACGCCGACGGCCAGCACCTTCGGAGTGGGCCAGTTCTGCCGCTACGGGGCGAACTACTACGAGTCGGTGAATCCGGCCTATGGGTCGAACAATGGCACCGTGCCCCCGACCCACACGGCTGGGGAGGAACTGGACGGCACGACGAGCGCGGGCCGGACGTGGCGGTATCTGCACTCCGGCTATGGGGTGGTGCGGATCACCGGCTTTACGTCGTCCACGTCCGTCACCGCGACGGTCCTGTCCCGCCTGCCAGCGGATGTGGTGGGCTCGGGCAAGGCGACCTGGCGCTGGCGGATGGGGGCGTGGGGCGCTCATGCTGAATATCCCACCCGCGTGACCCTGTGGCGCGACCGGCTGGTGTTCTCGGGGCTTCGTCGTGTCTGGATGTCGCAGTCCAACGACTTCGACAGCTTCGCGCCCGACGAGTTTGGCGAGGTCACGGCGCTGTCGGGGGTCACCGTCGAGCCGGCGTCCACGGACAACAACGCGATTCGCTGGATTGCGCCGGCGGATGCGCTCTTGGTGGGGACTGCCTCGACCGAGTTCGCCATTGGGGAAATCACCGATTCCGACCCCTTCGGCCCCGCCAACGTCAAGGCGGTGGCGCAGTCGCGGGAAGGGGGGCGGGCGGTCCCTGCGGTACAGGTGGGGGACTCGACGTTCTTTGTCCACCGGTCCGGGGGCTTGAGGGAAACCGCGATCCGCGACACGGGCAAGTACGGCGCCTCGGACCTGAGCGTCCGAGCGGAACACTTGGCCGACAACATCGTGGACATGGCCTACCAGTCCGAGCCTGACAGCGTGGTGTGGGTGGTGTCAGGCGACGCCCTCACGGGGCTGACGTATGACCCCGGCCAGCAGGTTATCGGCTGGCACCAGCACCCGGGCCTTACCGTCGAGAGCGTGGCTGTAATCCCCTCTCCGGACGGCACGCGGGACGACGTGTGGCTGTGTGTTCTCAGGGGGTCCACGCGGACGATTGAGCGGCTGGGGGTCGGCCATGAAGCTGGCGCAGACCCTTACGAGGCGGTCTATCTCGACGCGGCCGTGAGCTACGACGGGGCGCAGAACGTGTCCCTGAATGCCTCGCCGTTCAATGCGGCCGTGGGGACGACGGCGACGTTTACGGCCGGTGCCGGTGTGTTTTCCGTGGGCGACGTGGGGCGGTTCATTCATGCCCGCTATCAAGGCGGCGAGTACGGTACAACGTGGCTATCGGCCAAGGCGCAGATTACGGCCTATCTGTCGGCCACTCAGGTACAGGCCACGATCCTGGCGGCGTTGCCGGCCGCCATTCCGGAGACGTGGCGGCTGTCCGTGACGCAGGTGTCTGGTGTCCCCCCGGTCCTTCAGGGCCGGACGGTGGGGCTGTTACTGGATGGCTCGGCTTACGAGGCGACGGGGGCGGACCCCTTGGTGCTGCCCGTCCCGGCTTCCCGGGTCCATGTGGGCATCCCGTACACCGGCCAGCTTCGGCCCATGCGGCTTGAGGCGGGTTCTGCGGAAGGCGTGGCACAGGGCAAGGTCAAGCGGATCAGCAAGGTGGTGGTCCGCATGAAGGACACCGCCGGCGTTCGCTTGGGCTCGACGTTCGCGAATCTGGACGAGGTGGTGCTGAGAAAGCCGTCGGATGCGATGGACGAGCCCGTCCCCCTCTACACGGGCGACAAGCTCATGGAATTTCGAGGGGGATTCGACACCGACGGCTATATCTGCGTCGAGCAGTCCAAGCCCCTGCCGGCCACCATCGTGGGCCTGTTCCCGCAGGTGAACACCAGTGATCGTTAGGAAGTTCCGCCGGGACGATCTCAGCGCCCTGCCGGTGCAGACGCGGCAGCGGGCGACGCTGGCCCTGCTGGATGCCAATGCCGTGGCGCTGATCGAGTCCGGCCCTGCGTACACGCTGGACGACGACGGCCCGAAGGCGTGCGCGGGAATTGTCTACACCGAGACGGCCCCGGTGGCGTGGGCGTGGCTGGCCGAGGACGCGCCGATGCTGGCGCTTCACCGCTACGTCAAGGCGGCCCTTGCGGCGGTCCCGTACTGCATGGCGTATGCGGCCCTCGACTGGCCCCAAGCGGTGCGCTGGCTGGAACTGCTGGGCTTTGAGCCGACGGGCGAACAGGAAAACTTGGGAGGCAGCCTTCACGGGCTGTTCGTGCGGTATGGCTGATCCGGTAACGATGATGCTGGTCGGGTCTGCGGTCGGGGCTGGTGCGCAGGCCGCAGGCGCCGTCGGAACCTATTTCCAGGGCAAGGGCGACGCCAAGAACCTCGACGCGCGGGCGAACCAGACGCTTGCCGAGACGGGGGCGGCCGAGCAGGCCCAGCGCCGGCAGTCCACGCAGGCCCTCGCGAATATGCAGGCCGCGCAGGCGCAGTCCGGTGTGGTTGGTGGCTCTACGGCCGACGTGTACCGGCAGTCCGCCATCGACGCCGAACTCGACGCCCTGAACATTCGCTATGAGGGCTATAGCCGCGCCTCCGCCCTGAAGCAGCAGGCGCGGGCCACGAAGAAGGCGGCGACGGCTTCCGCCATTCTCGGGCTGGTGTCGGCAGGTGCCACGGCTGTTGGCGGGGTGGGCGAGGCGAAAGCCTACCAGTCGCGGATGAAGGTGCAGTAATGCCGCAGATTCCCGTCTACACGCAGCAGACTGTTCCCCGTGGAACACAGGCGATCCCGCAGCAGCCGGACC